CGCTGTCATCAACAGTTTATTTGGCAGCAAAGTTTATCAAGCACAGATAAAGGGATATGAAAAAATTAACAAGAAGATTATTCCTTTCATAGAAAAATTTGTAAAAGAACAGCCAGGTCGCTTTGCAACAACTACGGACATTCGAGGAAAAGAAACCTATACATCTTTTGATGGCGAGGGAGCCATGGATAATTTTCACACCGATAAGAAATATAAGCTTCTTTTTGATGAACTGAACAAGCACATCAAAGCTTTCATTACGGCATTGGGATATGACTTAACAAAGTTTGATATTCACATTGTCAAGGCGTGGTCTACCTATACGGCGAAGGAGCAGCACATTGCATTGCACCGTCACACGGCGAGTCACTTCTCTACAGCCTATTATGTAAGGGCGGAGGAAATGGGGAATTTAAAAATAGAGGAGGAGCAGGGGGCAAAGCTTGGATTATTTATTCCTCCGACCGATCAGTATTTTAGTAAATGGAATGAATTTAATTTTGCTAGTTATAATTTAATAGCAAAAACAGGAAACTTCGTTATGTTTCCAAGTACGCTTATGCATATGACGGAGAATAATACCAAGGATATTCCACGAATTAGCATTAGTTCGGATATATTACTGACGATGAAATCGGGAGTCAGCGCGGAGCACTGCATTCCCCACCCCAAGGGGTGGTTGACCATTTAAAATTAAATGTCAAGAAAACAATTTAGAAAAGATTTCTTGCCAAGCTCCACCCATGTGTTTAAATTAGTTTTCACCTAAAATTAAAATTCAGGAGAAAAAAATGGAAAATCAAGAAATTTTGAAAGCTATCGCCAGTCTTGCAGACAAAACAGGACGGTATCACGAAAGATTAATGGCAGTAGAAAGAGATAATTTAAGACTAGAGAAAGAACTAGATGAACATAAAAATGGGTGTCAGTGTAATTCTACAGAACCTAAAAAAGCATACGAAGAAGACGATTGCCTTTCATGTGGGGCTTAGAGCTTCGTTTTGCCGAAAACGTCAGGGAGTTTAGTGACATCCACTCGAATATCCCTGGCAAAGTTTTCTTTCCAGGGCTTTCCGCAATCCTTACAATTGCCCGTAGCTAACTCTTCTGAGTCAACTTCGGCTTTGCAATTCTTGCAATAAATTCTCTCAAACACTTCAGGCTGATAAATAGGAACTTCTTTCCCGTTTAATTTTTGTGTGCCAATTATTTTTCCTTCTTGAATTTTTTTCATTATGAAATTTCCAGTAAGCTGACAAGTATTGTTATGCCCGCTCCCGTCAGTTTTATAGCATCCTGCTGTTCTAAGGCAACAGGCTGTGTGAGAACCTCTGATTCTGCGGCATCGGCAAAACTCCCTTGGGTCAGGGGAATTTCCAAGCTTGAATTGCTGTAATCCATCATTGAAACTATAGTTGTTACCGCTCCTCCTGTTTGATTGGATATTCGTATGCTTTTTACCAAAGCTGTTGTAGGGGGAACGGGAGGCGTAGCCCCTTCATTTGCCGTAGGAACGGTGTACACGGTTCCCGTGCCTGTCCTTGAAAAACTTAAAAATTTATCAGCCAAGGAACCAACTCCTTGCTCCAGATTCGTCTTTTACGTCTTGCTGAAAACCAAAATTAAGTTGTGTGATGACTTGTTCCAGCAATCGGATAAGCATGTCAAACTGTGCCATGTCATATTCTTGCGTTGCATTGGGTAGTCGTGTCGTGGAAATCTTAGCCATTATCGTCCTCCATCGGGTTGTACATCAAGTCGCAAAGTTCCAAATCTCCAATTATCACTTAAAGCGTCACTTGTAATCTTTAAATTTGCCTGTCTTCCCCTTCCACGCAAGTCAAATTTTGTTGTGGCGGGAACAACAGTGGAAGTTTTTATGATAGATGTGCTTGAAGCGGGGTAAGTCTTGAATGTTAAGGCCATGTCCACGCTTCCCACCAAGTTCTTGAAGTCAGGGATTCCCCTTCCAATGTGAAGGAGTTGCTGACCGTCCCCTATGTCAAAATCACCCGAAGTAATGAAAGCCGTTAGGGCTACGCCATCATCGTCAGTTCCTGATTCCTGCTGATAGAAGGTGGATGCGCCATCCGTTAATCCAAGGATTGTTGGCGTTGTTGCTGTCGCATTTGGAACATATTTCGTTGCATATGGATATTCATAGACGCCGTAGTCTTTCCACGCCGTTCTAGCTAGTGATCCCGTTGACCAAACTTGTTCCAAATAATTATAGGTCACATAGCGGTCAATCTGGCTTTCTCCAGATGAGGTATAAAACCATGTTACTTCATTCTTCTCCGCATTGAGCCCGCAATATGTTTCAGGCTGATTGGTGATGCTAAAGTCATCAAAGACGTAATCCTGCACGCTGCAAGGCATTTTTTTCACCGCACCATCAAACATGTAGAAGGAATTCTGTGACATCCAAAAAGCTGTTCCGTTGACGTCAACGGCGCTATGCACCGAAACCGCTCCGCAGTTAGCTCCAATTTGATTTAAGGAGAAAACAAAAGGTGGTCCTACAAACTGCATCGCGTGCAGGGACGTATCCGTCCAAACGAGGATTGCACCACGTGAACGAACCGCAGTCATAATTTTTGATCCATCCTGAATACGAAAAGATCCTGATGTATTAATGACAGTTGGCGTCCAATCGGTATAATCTTCCTGAGAAGACCACCGTAAAAATAAAGGATCATTTGTTGACGAACTTCCGATTGTTGTCTCTGTTCCGAATAAAAAAACGTGCCTGTCTGTTGGTGATACCAAGACAAACCGCGAGGATGTCGGAGCTTGGGAAATAACCGCAGCTCGTGTTCCCGTTCCAACTGATGTGTCCCATCGATACGTTCCACCATCACTTACCGTTGCCAATAAATCCTCACCAAAATTATCAAATGACCATTCCCTGGCATTAATTGTCACGGTTGATGTTGACCGAGGTGTGTTCCACGTTCCCACGTTCCACGCTCCCGTTCCCCATCCGTATCCATACGCCGAAGCTGCTAAACCAACATTAATTTGGTAGTTGGCTGTTCCCGCTCCACCACCGCCTGCCGTTGAACCAGACGCCGTACTTGTATGCGTGACGGTAAAAGTATTGGAAGTAGGAACAGAAATAACTTCAAATTCCGCATTCATGTCAAGGCCGTCAATCGCCGAAAAACTCGCAAAGGTGACAAAATCACCCACCAAGGCACCATGCGCCGTATCGGCTACGGTAACTGTTGTTGTTGCGTTCGTTGTGAAAGGATTGGTTAAAGAGACAGGGGATCCTGCTCGTAAAGGCGTAATATCATATGCTGTTCCCTCACTGTAAACATACAGTTTTCTGTCTGTTCCAAGAGCCATGTACCGTATGCCGTCCAAATCCGTCCATGCGTGCAAGTCACGCACAACCCCCACCAGTGTGGGAGTAATAAGCTTCGTCCATCCACCAATCTTTTCTGGCAGTCCGTATCGAAACCGAACCATGTCAGAATCCGTCCAGCGCCCCTCGGCGCCATATTCGGTATCCTGCTTGTCGATCCCTGGTTGAAATTGAATTTTAGTAAGTGGCATTAGACAATCCTCATGAATCTGTAATAAACTTCACCTGCGCCGCCCGCGCCTCCTGGTGCGCCCTGCTCGGTTCCGCCGCCACCGCCTCCAGAGCCACGACTTCCCGCGCCTCCAACTTGGGCTGATTCATAGGGGCCACCATTTCCTGCAGCTCCCGCCGTTCCACCCGACACGTTTCCTGAATAGGAAGTTGCACCGGCCGTTGCCGCCATATTACAGTTGTCACCGGAACAGTTTCCATTTCCTGTTCCTGCAGCTCCCGCACCTGATTGATTAAATGACCCAACTGGTCCAGATGCAAATGTGGTAATATTAAGTCCGTCTGTTGTTGTTCCTGTGGTTTTAACAGTGCCCCCAATGGTTGCTGCTCCTGCTGCTCCCGCCGTGTTAGAACGAAGAGGTCCTGAAACACTGCCTCCTGCACAAGATGCGCCAGTTCCACCCGTTAATGAAAATAATGATCCACTCGTTGATCCTGAAATGGAGGTTGTTCCTCCTGATCCTGCGGTCGCGCTATAGGAGACAGGGCCAGCCGATCCTGCGCTTCCTGCTGTTATAGTTAATGTTTCACCGCCTGTGACCGTCCAAACTTTATCAGATACATAGGCGCCCGAGCCACCGCTTGATCCTGTTGATTCCCCGCCAGCCTTGTCATAGTCCGTGCCACCCATGCCACCGCCTCCGCCACCAACGGCGTACTGCACATGAAGTGCGTTTGCCTGTGTAGGAACGGCTACCGATCCTGCTGAGGATGAATAAGCTGATGTTGTGTAAAGGGTAAAGAATTCACGCCACGATCCACCGTCCTTGACGTATCCATTGAGAATAGTTTTATTGGTAAAGGAAGTTGCATCCCTTACATAAAGATCAGGGATCTCGCGCCATACTCCGCTGTCTTTAACATAAACAGGCATGATAACTCCTTAAGAATATTTGTACCAAATATCGCCATCTGACCCGCCACTAGGTGCTGCCGTATCCACGGTTCGTGCGCCATTGCCGTTTGTTCCCAAATCAGCCGACACGAATGCTTGGACATCAGTGCCAATTACCAACCCAAGATTCGTTCTTGCTGTAGAATCAGACGCTAGATCACTAAGATCATTAGCGGTAAGAGCCACACCTGTAAGACCTGTTCCTGAGAAAGCATATTTTTTAGATGCGTAAGTTGCCATATTATTTCTCCGTTAGTTTCCAGCCATAAGTGGATCCTGAATAGACCAGACTGAAAGCTGCGCCTTCGGTCAGAACCGTCATATCGGCGGAGTCTCCGTCTATTTTTTCACTGTTACGGCCAATGGTTAAAGTATAAGTATCAAAAGTATTTGCCAAGTCAACAAAGCGAACCTCGTCCCCCTCCGTTGGGGAAAGTGGAAGAGTAATTGTAAATGCTCCCCCTGATGTATTGGCAAATATTTTATCGCCTGGAAAGGCTGTATAGGTTGTTGTCTTTGTAACCCACGCCCCTCCCGTAGTCTGTAATTCGTACCATGATGTGCCGTCCGTTGCAAGGAAAACGCTTTTTGCTGGATTAATAACAAACGTACTTCCCGCTCCCCCCAGTCTCGCTGTAATCTTGTAGGATGCATGAGCATTCCGTAAAAAATACAATTTTTCCGTTGCTGGAAACTGAATAATAAAATCGGACCCTTGTGCAGAAAAAACAATGGCTGCTTGACGCGCCTCGTTGTCTGCTGCGGTCTGCGGTCCGTCATTATTGGTCAACGTATAAGGACTCGATTCAGCCGATAAATTCCTAGAATAAACGCCTGCTATGGAATTTTCAAAAACCTGTGAGAAATTGTCATTGGTCTTGGTTCCCCAAGCATTCGAGAGTTCTCCGTCGCCTATGAGCTCTATTTTTAACCGTGTTGAATATGTTGACATTCCTTGATCCTATGCTGCTTCTTGCCACGACATTGTAGCACTATCGTCCACTTCTGTCCACACGGATGTTTCCGAGTCATCGACTTCCGTCCACGCGTATGCCGCGGGCGTTCCCTCAGAAATAGTCATGAGATTTGTTGCCACTGATGGGGTTACACTGATGGCAAGACTGACACTTCCAAGAGCCGATGATATTAAATTGGTGGTTTGAATTGTTACCGCCGTAGAACTTGCCTCCGCAGTTCCTGTGGTTGAAGTAACAACATTCGTTGTCGCCGTTACATTGGCATCGGCTGTTACAACTTCCTCACCCTGCGTTAAGGTAAGATCCTCTCCACTTGGGAAGGCTATCACTTGTCCAACGGCTGTTCCCGTTGCCGATGTCATCACATTGGTGGACGCGACTGCGACTGCCGTTGCTTCGACTGTCACCTCACCCGTGGTCATCTCCAAGTCAATCTCAGCACCCGCCGCGATTACCGCACTGTAATCCGTGGACGCCGCATAAACGCCCATATAGGTTGTAATCACATTGGTGGCCGGGAGAGCAGTGACTTGAACCGTAGGCGTGCCTACCGCTGAAGTCATCACATTGGTTGAAAGAATTATTGGGGTAGTGACCGTTCCCGCTGTTGAACTGATTAAATTTGTCGCAGGAAAGGCAGTGACTGCTTGAGTCGTAGCTCCCTGGGTTACGTTTAAAGCACTAAGGGCGGTGACTGTGACTGTAACGCTGACGCCCGCCGCTGAGGCGAAAGGGGCTTCGGCAAAGGCGGTAATACCGAGGGCCATGACTTATCTCGCTATCGTAAGAGCATCAATTAAAACCTCTTGGTTCATTATATTTCCTCCCAAGAAAGTGTTGATTCATTCCATTTATATTTTTTTTTGTCAGGCCCTATTTCAGGGAAAGGTGTTGGAGGATTCCAATCATATGTATCTTCATTCAAAGTCCAGCTTGGAAAAGGTTGCGGACGAATAAACGCATCTCTTGTTTCATCATAAGTATGACCCATTCCTGCGAAATTCTTACGTTGTGATCCATCTTTCCATGTTTCTTTCCAAATAGGCCATCCTGTAAGTTCCGTTAAAAAAGAAACTCCAAGATTTTCGTGTTCATTTCCGTCTGCGTCTTTTAAAACGCTATCGTCTACATTGAGTATTGCTGTAACTTTATTATTAAGTTCTATTTTTGCGAAATATTTCATTATGCTGTGTATGTCCCTGTTGATAAAAATTTAATAACTGTATCAGTACCATCGGTTGTAATTGTCGGCGAGCCTGTCGTAGTTCCAGTATAAGCCGCTGTTGCAATTCGAATGATGACAATACCGTCTCCTCCAGCTCCTCCCAATAAATAACCAGAACAATAATTGTAACCACAAGATCCACCGCCGCCTCCGCCAGTTCCGTTTGTTCCTGCTGCTGCCGCTATACAGCCGCCAGCACCAACATCCTGACCACCATTACCGCCGCCGTGAGTAGCGACACCTACAGTACCATTCCATGCAGCACCGCCGCCTCCGCCAGCATAACCTACTGCTGCACCAGTTATTGAGTTATTTACACCTGCACCGCCAGAGCCACCATTACTAGCACCACCTGCACCACCAGCACCACCTATACCTCCGCCGCCACCACCGCCATTATTAGCAGTACCGCCGTCATTCCCTTGAGAGGGATCTGTGGATGGAGTGTTTCCTGAACCACCAACCTTGCCAGTGCCACCGCCGCCGCCACCAGAGCCACCGTCTCCGCCAACGTCAGTATCCCCAACTCCTCCATATCCGCCACCAGTAGATGTAATGGTAGTAATACCTGTTCCCGCCAGAGAAGAATCTACTCCAGGACTTCCATTAGCAGTTGCATTGCTTGATCCACCCGCACCAACAGTAGCTGTATACTGATTTCCTTTTGTCAGAGTTAATTTTGTTCCCCCAAAATTAGTTCGATAGCCACCAGCGCCGCCAGCGCCACTATAATGGTTACCAGCTCCACCGCCACCGCCAGCGATAACTAACCATTCAATGTCTGCTGCAGCTCCCATAGCTTGAGTTCCTTCATTCGCCGCTGTTACCGCCATCCAACCTTGGGTTGCGTCCACATAAACTACACGCACCCCTAATCTTTCTTTTTCTAATAATCTATCATCAGTGGCTCCTTCAATATTTTCTGACCCATCTGCTGCGAGAGTTACAGCATTGGTATCCCAAGTTCCCGCGTAATCGACAAGTTCCACTGTATCACCGACACTTCCCGCAGGAAGAGTCACTGTACATGCATTAGAAGTCGTGTCTATCGGATAGCCTTCTCCAGCAACAGCCGTCATGGTTGACCCCGTAACTACGGACTGCCAGGATGTTCCACCTGATAGAGCCACCCACGAAGGAGCTGAACCGCCTGTCGCAAAAGTTAAAACTTCATCGGCTGGTGTTCCGGGTTTTGCGAGTTTAGATAAAGTTGTTGTTCCTGACGCATAAATAACATCTCCGACCGCATAAGAAGTAAGATTCGTTCCTCCATTTCCTACAGGCAAAGTGCCTGAGACATTAGTCGTTAAGCTTGCATAAGTCGTCGATGTTGAACCTGTTCCACCTTTTCCAGTAGGAAGTGTTCCCGTTACATTGGCTGTAAGGTCACAGTAAGTCGTTGACGTTGATCCTGTTCCTCCGCGTGCTATCGCTAAAGTTCCCGCTGAAATATTCCCTGCATCGAGTGCCGTAAGACTTGCGCCCGACCCTGAAAGGGTAGCGCCCGAAGTAATCGTGATCGTGTCACCCGACTCGCCGATCGTGATCGTCGTGCCCGTGTATCTTTTTAATGTATTTACTTTAAG